AGTTCCCTGGTGCGCCAGGAACATTTACCATACCGCCGTAAAACATCGCACTATTTCTTTTTATTTATTCTACTCATCTATAACTTCGTAACCCGCAGGATCGTTGACCTTAGTCAAAATAATTCCGTTGGCACGAACATCCCAGTCAAGAATATCCCCTTCTTGCCAGCCCAGTTCATCTAACACTTCGTCGGGAAGAACAATAAATTGGTCTCCGTTTTCGTCTTCTTCAACTTCAAGAATGTAGCTCATTTTGACAAAAGCTTTTCCATAAGCTTATCAAGCTTATCGTTAATTTGTCGAAAGTTGTCGTGCATTTCTTGAATTTCCCTGAGGAAATCAACTTTTAAAACGTAATCCAGAGGCATACGGTTAACTTGGTCTTCCAAGGTATCAATCCTGCGTTTTTGAGATCCAATATATTCGAAGGCTTGATGAAGCCTTTCTTGTTGTCTATCCATTATTCTATTTGCAACCCAGGATCCACTTGTAATAGCGGATACAAGGGCAGTAATACCAATGGCAATGTACTCTGGTCCCACAACAAAAAAGCTTTTCTACAATTCTAAATTCAGTAATCAATGTGTAGTTGGCCTTTCCTTGCCAATCCTGTAACAAGCCAGACGAGAGCATCAACGCAATCGTCGTGTCCACTAACACCAAAGTTTGTAAGCTCTTCAAACATAGTTGTGAAATTTCGGAACCGATTAAAAATAATTTTTCGATCCTCAAACATCCCCATGATTCCTCGAAAACGAGCCAGTTTGTCAGCGCGAAATCCTTTGACCGGATGCCAAATTAAGTTATAAAGTCCTTCATTGTTCAAACAAACACGTTTAAAGTCCGCCTCCAAGGATGCCTGGTACTGAACAGCTTCACTCCAGATATCACACGTTGAATAAGTTGGAAAGTAATTACCATTGTCGTCTTTGCCAAGCACGGACCAATCATTAAGCAATTCTTTAAGAGCATCCAGCTTCTCCAAGTTACCCATTACACGCAATCTGCGGTAGTCAATAATATGAATGCGATCACCAATGCGCCCACCAAGAACCATAACTGTGTAATCATTTTTTTCTTTAGTGCCAGCAGACAAGTCAACCCCTACGCCAAGTGTGTCGAACTCAGTTGCAATCTCCGCTTTAACAATCAATTCTGGCGCCAGGGACAATTCATTCTGCCTGACAATCTGATTCATGTACTGAAACGAAAAAGCAATAGGAGCCTGTCGTTTCTTTTCTTTCAAGTAATCCAATGACCACATCTCGGGCCAATAAGACTCTTCATCTCCGGTTTTAATATTAGTTTGAATGGCAGAAAGAACAATTTGGGTCCAGTTGTTTTGTTCATTAAAAGTAGTTGCATGGATGTCGTCGTGCCGAAAGCGCGTTCCGAGACAAATAGCTCGTGCACCCTCAAACATCGTGGGTGCAATCACAGCATTCCAGTTTTCCTGCATCTGTTTACGGATGTCAGGGTTGGCAATGTCTGCGGCAGATTTAATGGCGTCATCAATCATTACCAGGTGAGAACGCTTGGAAGTAACCGAGCCTTTTAAACCTGCGGCACAGAGTGTAAATTGTTCATCACCTGTTGTATCAATGCCAGCAAACTTGTGATCAATGGACCAGTACTCATTACTGGTCACATTCTTCATCAGACGAACACTAGGAAAAACTTCCTGATACCGTTTGCTTTCAATAATCCGTTTAATCGTGGCCGACTTAGATCGCGCAATGTCAACTGTATAAGACAAGTAAAGAATCTGTAGGGGTAATTTGGCTTGCGTATGAATACCAATTGCCCACGCAGTTAAAAGACCAAGGACCGTAGATTTGGCTGAACCCCTGGGAGCCAACAAATCTACATTCGGTCCAGCAATTTTAATTAAACAGCTACTGTCCTCGTGTGTTACAAAGTGACGATGCCAATCTAAATGGTGCTTGGCGGGAGGTTTGTCTGCAACGTATTCACAGAAAAAACCAAAATCTTCTCGTGCCCGTGCCAGGGATTCTGCGTTACGCGGAACTCGAATCTGTTGTTGACGGGCAGCAGCGCGAGCATTGCGTCTGTAAGCAAGGTGCGTATAGCTTGGCACGAAATAAATTAGCGGTCTACTTGAATGCTAACTTATTTCTTCTTTTTTTGTTCTTGGTACTTGCGTGCTTTTTCAAGAGCAGCTTTACGCTTCTCCTTATCAGACATCTCCGTGCCATCTTCTTTTTTAGCTTCTTTCTTTTTAAAGTGCTCCAGAAGCTCAGGAGGCATTTTATTTTTTGCCATTACGATGCAAGTTTGTTGAGAGCAGTGGGTTGAGGCTGCGAACCTTTGGGGGGGACGCCTTGAGCCTTTGCAGCGTTCATTGCGCCTGAATATTTACCAGCCATTTGTTGACCTGGCATTTTCTTCCCTGCTCCCATTGCAGTTTGTTGAACTATACATATTTTATAACAAAGATTATTCTTCTAACTGCATTCGAGCCCAAACACTCATTGTTGCTTCTTCCAAGGGGATTTCAATTGGATCATCCTTGAAAATAAACATGATTTCACGAATAGCGCGATCAGCCCCGGCCATCAACAAACCTTTACGATCTTTGGTATTGGTAAACTTCTCTACTTGATCAATATGACCGCGAATTTCTTTTTGCATAGAAGCAATTCGTGCCACCCCTGCATCACGTTTAACAACTCCGTTTTCAACATCTTCACGAAGTTTTCGAACGTCCTCCTGCATCTCATCAATTTCATACAAAAGTTTTTTGCGATGATCCGGTTTTTTATAGTGGTCTTTAACCCAAAGATCGCACGCAGAAATACTTCCCTTGTAACCAAGGAAACGAGAGTAAAGATAAATTTCAATTACCGAGTAATTGTCTGAGGCAAACGCGCAGAATGACTCCTGGGTAGACGCATCGAGGTTGTCTACCCAAGAATCAAAAAGCTCAATATCGATAAGCTCGTTGGGCCTGGGCGTAATCTCGGGCCTCTTCTCCTTCTCTGAACCGCTGACCTTGTTCGGCAGAAGTGCGTTGTTCTTCTGCACCTTTACCGATGGTTTCACGTTCTTGTTCACCAGCAGTCTCCATTTTTTTCTTAGAGAATTCGTACGCCACGCCAGCAGCTTGCTTGTACTTTTCCAGGTCAAACCAGTCGTCAGGACTGGTCGTTGCATCAGCGTAACTACTGGTCATGGCGCGTTAATTTTACAAGAAAAAATCAGAAGTTGCTCATCATTGAAGCAAGACCTTGAGCAAAGATGTCACGACGACCTTCGGTTGACTTTTGTCCTTGCTGCTTCATTTTTGAAGCTTCCAGCTTGTCAAGAAGCTGCTGGAACTTATTAATATCAAAATAGTCGGTTTGAGCGACGGTCATTTGTCTTTAAAAGAACTAAATTAATTATAACAAGTTAATTCTCAGCTAAAGTTAAACGCACCAACAAGAGCCGTGTACAGACCACCTTCTTGTTGAATCTTGGCAACTTCCTTGGTACCTTCGTTCTTCAGCTTCTGAGTCTCCTTGTCGATCTCGCCCTGGAGATTGGTCAACCCTGCACTGTAAATAAACTTCTTGGTTTCTTTAATAGCGTCAAGATTCGCTTCGATTTCACCAGCGGTACCCGTAAATTCTGTTTGGAAAGTTGGAACTTCAACGCCGGTTTGTTTTGCAAGATCGCCAACGTATTTGGGAAGGAAAGACTCTTGCAGCTTGAAGTTGTATTTTTTGACACCGGCCGCATCTTTCTGGGCCTTGCCAAACATCGTCTCGTAGTAATTATCAAGATAGCTCTTGTTGAACTTCTCTTGATATTCATCGCTCAACTTAAGGGTTTCTTTTAGGTCACCGACAGACTTGTAGTAACCGGATTGGAATCCTTTTTGAGCTTTGGCGAGTTGTTCTTCAGTCGGCCCTTTGCCAAGCAACTCTTCATATGCGGTTTCAATCTGAGACTTTTGTTGCCCAGGTTGAATGTCTGTCAGATAGTAATCCGTAAGACTCTGCAGGGCGCCCGGTTGGGGGCCAATGTCGTATTTGGAAGCATAGTCTTGCA